TCTGTAGCTCATCATCTACACTGGCTGCGTCATCCAATGTAAATGAATCCGAGAAAGTACGCGCAAATTGCACGACTCTACTGAAGGAATCTGAGAAAGAAAAACTATCCGCTATGGTGTAGTCAAGAGAATACAATAGCGAATCTGAGAATGAAAAAGTTTCCCCTGTAGGTTGTATAGAAACACTAAACGTTGGGGCATCTGAGAAGCTAAACGAGTCAGCTGCTGCTTTACCTAAACTATACGACAATTGTTCTGTTACGGATGGGGTATCCGCAAAAGACCTGTTAAACTGCATTGTTTTAGATAAAGACTCTGACATAGATACAGAATCAGCCTTGATAGTGCTAAGCGCCTTAGCCACAACTTCATTTTCTGCATCAAATGTTGCCGCATCTGTCTTAGCTAAACTAGTTGCCAACGAAGATAAAGCATCGGACATAGTGACTTTAAAGTCAGCTTCGTCCTGCCCAAAGTAATTATGCTCAGCAGTAAAGTACATGTTCTTACTGTCTGCATCTGTAATGATGTCTGCGGCAGTTAAGTTAATGTAGTCTACAACGTAGTCAAGAGCAACATAGGTAACAGTGGATTTTGCAAATACAAAAGTAGACACTGACTCCACAGAATCAGTATCAATCGTTAATTTTAAATCAACGTAATCAACTGTTATTTTAAATGCCATTAATCAAAATCGTCTCTAACTACAAACTTAATAAGATCTTGAACCGTTTGTACTGCAGAAGCAGACGTCGTATATTCAAGTTCGCCTTCATATGTTCCTGATGCTGTCCACGTGCCGCTAGGAAAAGTACATGTACACGTTCCATTTGCCGCAGAAACAATGGCGCAAGTGATTGTAGAAGAAACGGTAGTTGAACCTACACTACGGATTCTAAGTCTTACTGCTCCACCTGTTAGGTTTATAGCTGCCCAGGTGTCTGAGTTTTCGGCATCTAAAGTACTTCCAGATGCCGCAGTATTACTATCCTTTAGCGTAAAGTTCAAAACGGGGAGAGTATCCCCTACTACTAATTTGATTGTCGATGAATATGCCATATTAATTCTCTATTATATACTAATCATTGTGCCAGTTGGCCCAAAGGTAATCTTTTTTTGAAATTGAAAGTTTTATCAGTGAAAGCTGCCGCGATCCCTTCTTCTGCTACTTCTGCACTTGGCCCTAATATAGGCGTAATCCATAATTCTCCCCATTGTGCTTTAGTATACATTTGACGTAACATGGTCCACGGTCCAAGAGCACCAGATCGGTCTATAAGCTCTGTTAAATAAGGGCCCCAAGGCATTTGGTCTGTTTTACCTATCTTGTTCCAATCTGCATCTTGCCAAGGTATAGCGTATGCAATAGCATATTTAGTTCGTTCTCGTAAATCCCAACCAAGCATTGTTAAAGGTAGAACCATAGAAGCCATCATTAACAATGGAACAACCGCTTCTAGATTAGAACCTGTTTCATTTTTTCTAGACTGAGCTTCTCGTGCAACTCCCCCTAATATATTTTTACCATACGCATAAAAGAAAGATTTTAATTGCCAAATCAAAGCGTATCGTGGATCAGATGCCCAAACAGGACGTTCTGCAGCACTTGGTCGTACAATAGACTCATCTACAAAACGAGCCAAAGCTAGTTTCATTTCTCTAGACTCTTGTGCAGACAAAGAATCAAAACTAAACCCATTTTTTTCCCACTTTAAAGCGACATCGGGGCTAATATTGTTTAACTCTTTTAAATACCTAATAGAACGTGCTTTTGATAATCCGCTTCCTGTTTTTGCGTTTTTTGAGTGATGCACAATAAATTGTTTACCCATGCCTGCAGCGAAGTACCTAGTAAATTTAGTAAATGCTTCAAGTCCTGTGTATTTAAAAAAGATACTTGAAGCCCGTTGACTTCCATGTGTTTGCCAGTCCATTTGAGGAGAGTGAATCCACATGAGCTCCATAGCTTCTGATGCAACAACTCCTATATCTTTAGCCAGCGCTCTAGCTGCTGCTGGGTTTCCTGCCATTTCTAATAAAACAGGAACAACGTTTTTAAGCGCTTGTGAGTCTTTTGCACGCATAATTGCTCCAGCAAAGTCTGGCAAAGAAGCAAAAGTAGCAAACGCCAATAAACTAGCAATATTCATAAACAAAGCCCAGCTGTTAAATGTTCTAAACTCAGGGCTCATGTTTTGATCATATTTTCCTAACAAGTGTTTAACAGCTTTTAAAGCATCTTCTTGAAGTTTAGGGTCCTTAATATCTTCTATATGCTGTGCAGCGGTTTGCCAGCCACCTTTTGTGTCATACTCAATCTTTTTAAAAATTTGATTTATAGAACGGTCGGTCGCTATAGCCGGATCTACAATAAGTTTTTCTTTACGTAAAACAGAAGTATCTAAAGCTGCAAAAGCTTTGGCCCTGTGTGGTAAAACACCTAAACCTAACTGATGCCCAATAAAGGTATCTCCGTCGTTCTCCATAGAATCAAACGATTCCTGCGGTCCATCTGCAAGTTGGTCTACTAAATGTTCAGCAAACTCTCTGTCCATTTTAAAGAACTCAAAATATTGCATCATTTGGTTTCCTTCTCCATCTAGGATAGGAAACCCGTCTTCGCTTATAACTTCTTCTACAATATATTTTTTGTCTTTTCCGCCTGGGAATTTAAGTTTTCCGCTTTTTACATTTTCAAAATATGTATTAGGATTAACTCCAACGGGCGCTATTATTTGTCTTCTAAACGTAGTGTTGTTTGCGGTGTTAGCCTCTAATAAAAGATCCGTTAGTTTAGTTCTAAGTTCTGGCGTGGCGCCTATTTCTACAAAGTCAAACATACGAGGCCAATAGTTTTCTCTGAACGCAACTCCATGAATTGCCAACTTGTTGTCCCAATAAAACTGCTCCATTTTTTGTCTTAGTTTAAACTGTCGCCCAGTAACCTGACCTTTTTCTACTCCTATGTTTGAAACATAGCGGTTTTCCCACCATGCCCAATCTTTGGGGGTTGTGTTTGCTGGAGCTTTCTTGCCACTAAGCACAGGGATCATTCTTCTAGGTTGTAAAGAATTAACTAAGTTTGCTGTACCTTTAGTTCTTTTTCCAACCACAATAAACCCACGTTTGTTGTCTTGTTGAACAATACGCCTCATTTTTTTAGCAAAACCACGTTGCGTTCTAGCATTTATGCCTTTACCTGTTGGAGGCATCTCGTACATATTTTTTGGAACTGTATATCCTTTTGGGACTGCCCCGGTGTATAAATAAATATACTCAGGGTGCGCTTCAGCATGCTCAATACCTCTATCCATATTTAAAACAGGCACTAACTCCATTTGATAGGTATTATTATTAGAATCTTCAACAGCTAAAAGATCTGGATTTTCGGACTGTAACATTCCCCAGTCCGCGTCTTCTTGATCTAATAAAACTTTAGAAAACTCAGTCAAGTTTGAGTTTTTTAAAGAAACTACACGTTGAAGAAAACCTTGTTGTTCCCCCGATTGAGATTTTCCATAGAACATAAGAGCAAGAGCTTTTCCAGCTGGGCCAAGCTTAGTACGCAAAAAATTATCGGCGTCATAAAACAATTTAGCTATGTTAACTGGAACTTTTTCATTTACTGCTTTTAGCACAGTACTAATAACAGACTCATTTAATTTAGCCCCTTTTCTTCCGCCTAGATTTTCCCACGTAAGTAGTTCTTGTTTCATATTCTCAACAACAAGGGCTTCTGTGGAAGTAAGCTCCCACCTGTTCGGGTTAACCGCTTCGCTTGCTTTTATTGCTCTGTGCTCTTTTATAATTTTATTAAGTTCATTTTCAAACATTTTGTAGGCAGGAGTGTCCACGTTAAACCTAGCTTGAATAAAGTCTGCAATGTTTTCCCACGCTCTTTTAAACATGTTAGCAAGTCGTTTGAACATAGACTCAACGCCTGTTTTAGCTTGAAAGTTTTTATTCATTGCTGCAGAAAAATTATCAGCGAACCATTCTGAAGCTCCTTTTTGGGGGTCTGTCCATACTTTTTTTGTTAGTTCAGGTAGATTAGGGTCTTTGATCGCTTGTATATATGCCTCTTTAAAAGCTGGTCTGTTTTTAAATATGACTGCTACATCGTTTGTCCAATTACTTTCGGAATCAAGTACGATATGTCCGATCTCATGCCCAAAAGCTTTTGAAATACTAAACAAAAAGTCATTCCGGTTTATTGTTTTTGCTAGTTTTCCTGTTTGTTGATTTAGCTCGGGTGAAACTTTTAAAATAATTATATTTTCTAAACCCCCATTTACTCTTATTCTTGAACTAATGACATTGTTTCCGTGGTCGGTAATAAAGGTATTAGATTTAAGCGCTGAAGCCGTGCGACCGGACATGCGCATCACGTTTTCTCTTTTTTGCTTTTCTCCTTTTGTAGTAGCTGTTCCTAAGTTTACTGCCCGTTGTTCAGATTGTATTGTATTTTTAAGAGATTCGTCTATTCCCGCAAGAACAGGGTTTTCATTAATATCCTCAGTGGCTGAAATAACTAAGGTTCTTACTTTAGGGTCTAAATCAAATGAAGCGCCAATGGTTGCAAACAAAACGTCCATATAATTTTTTGCTCCCCCTTTAAAAATTTTATCCACTCCTACAGCTTTTGAAGCTCGCTCTGCCTGCTCTAGAAAAGTTTTAGAAAAATTCGGAAGATAGTATTTAGTTCTTTGCCCAGGGAGATCAGAACCTACAGACCTCAGTGGTAATCTAGGAATTGCTTTAGGTATAAATGGTATTACCCCAGACAAATTTAAACTTTGTGCTTGGTCCCACTCGAAAAGACGGTTCTTTTTCTGCTGGTTTTCTCTAGTCTTAGCTTTAACTTGAACTTCGATGGCTTTTTTACCCTTTCTTGCAATTGCTTCTGAAAAAGCACTACTAAACTTTTCATTGTCTTGTAGTTGTTTTGCCTCTTTTACGGTTACATATCCCCTATCAAGTTCTTTTAGTTTTGCATGCTCATATGTAGGTAATACTACAGTTGTGCCAGTATCTATTGCTGTGTCTTCTTCTAACACTTTAACTTCAAAAGAAATATTCTCCCCAGTTTCCATGTCCTTTTCGTTATAAAACAACCTGCCATCTTCTGTAATTTCAAAAGGTTCAATAGTTTCCATTTTTGAAGCCAACTCTTTGCCTTTTACTATCTTTGCGGGTTTGGTCTCTAAAATAATTGCGCCATCTTCTTTTAGTTGTTTTTCTAATTTTTTAATTTGGTTTCCAGACAAAACTTTAGCGTTTCTGTATTTAAGATTTGGTTCTACTTTTCCCACAGGCTCCCAATATTTTTCTGCCATTTCTGCTTCCCAAGTCCAAGGTACATTAGGAACTGCTATAGGAACAAACGGCATTGGCATAGATAATGTTTTTTTGGTTCCAGTTGCTTTTTTACCAAATTTAAACAACCCAAGTCGTTTTTGATCTGCAATATATTTTTCTGCTTCTTTGCCAGTTATCTCTTTTCGTTCTTCTTGTTGTATAACAATTTGTCCTGTTTCAGCTTGCTCTTTTAAATCTTTTATTTTTTCAATCGCTTTTTGTAACGACTTCTGTTTTTCTTTTTCTAGTTTTGCGGGGTCGTTCGTTAGTTCCTGTGTTAGATTATTTAGTGCAGGTCTTAAAATAGAAGTTAACTCACTAGAAATTCCTTTTGTGTTGAACGAAAAAACTGTTTTCATTCTAACAACAGGTACAGTTATTCCTTCTGTAGGAGCAGCATCAGGCGTGTACTCATTAAACACGTTATCAATAATTTTCTTTTGTTTTTTAAGGGTATTAAGTTTTTTGCTTAGTTTTTTATCTTCGGGTGTTTTTTTAACCTGCCCTTCAAGTTTTTCTATGTCTGTAGCCAGTTTGTTTCTAAAAGCCCCATAGAGTTTCTCAGCTTCGTTATATCGAACAGTGGGATCTACTGAAGCCATAGATATAAGTTTATCTTTAAGTTCTTTCTTGAATTTTGTTCTTCGTGCAACACTTTCAGAATCAGCCATGTCAAAAATGTCTTCTTTTAGCGCTTGGTCTAGTAGTTCGGCTTGGCGTAACTCTAAAAGTTTATCGCCTGGGACCCACATTGTAGAAGATATACCGAACTCTTCTCTAAGCCTTTTTGGAGCTTTAATTTTTGTATATCCTAGTGTCTCCATTTCGGCTGCAAGTTCTTTCTGGAGTGCTAAATCTTCTTTGTAAATTTCTCCTACATACGTAACCACTGTTCCATACGTAGGGTGATAAAGTTTTGTGGGTTGTTGTTTTTTTCCTTGGCGTTTTAGTTCTGGATCAAAAGGTCTATATTCACCAATTCGTGCTTCTGTTGCTCTAAGTTTTCTTAAAACACTACTTATTGGGTCCTTATCAAAAGAATTAATAAAGTCACTTAAAGTATATCTACGATACTCTTTAGCTATTGCTGTGGTTATTTCTCCTGTACTTTTGTCTATATCTTTGTCTTTAAATCCTTTTTGTGCTTTTGGCCCTGCGTCAAGTCTTTTCGATAATTGCCCTTTTTTATAATCAGTAAGAAAAACATTTTCTTCAGCTTTTTTAGTGAAGAAAGGCATATATTTTATAGCTTTCCAAAGTGCAGGACTGAGAACCTCGTTTTTAAAAACTTTAGAAGGTTGAATTTCTGGGTCTTCTTTAACTTCTTCAATTCGTTCTTCTGGTGTTTTGTGCTCTTTAATCTGTTTTGTAAGCCCGTCTCTTTTGTCTATAAGAGCAAGAATAGAGTTAGCTGTAGCTGCAGGTGATCCAATATCTGTAGCAAAATTCTTATTCCTTTTTAGATCAAGTAGTCGATTTTTTATTCTATTTTTTATTTCATTGTCTGTTAATTCCTCAGCTGTTTCCTTTTTAATGTTAAAAAATGCAGCTGCTTCTTCTGCAATTGTTTCATTTAAAGCAATCGTTTCTTGTCTCTTCTTGGTTATTTCTATGTCTTTAGAAATCATTCCTTTAACATTTTCTTGTTTAGCCCCCGCAACAACTTCAGGAAATGTGGTGTTTAAGCCGTCTATAAGATCATAAGAATATTCAACCGGGACTGTTGACCTTGGTGGTAATTGGACATTATATGCCTCTACTTTATAACCTTGATTACCCAACTCATATAAAATAGCCAAAAACCCGTCCGCAAAATAACGAACTCTAGCGTCAGCCGTGTTTAAATCTTCTTTTATAGGAGTAAGCCCTCTAGTGTTCATAAGGCTTAAACCTTTACCTGTCAGGCGTGTGGCATCTACAGGAATTTTAGAATCAAACCCCATCTCTTTGGCTTTTGCAAGTTGCGTCTCAAGTACAGGTGACACGCCTGACCCAAGTTCTAACTCACCTACATCTAAAACAGTGCCAGGGGATTTCAAAGTCACAAAATAATTTACTAACGGCCCTCGCCCATAATCCGTATAGCCGTCAGTGTTATACGATGTTTTTTTTGCGTGATACTCTAACCATAAGGTATAGTCTTTCAGCCCGCTTTCTATAGCTTCTGCCATAGCATACTCAACTATTTCTTTATCTTGTACTAAAGACAGGGCTTTTGCGGGGTCTTGAGATACCAAATTAATTACAAACCTTCCTACAATGTCTTTTGTCTCAACAAACTCCGCTCCAGGTATTTCGGTGTCTCTATCGGCTACAGCTACCTCAAAAGACACTGAATCAAATTCTGGCTTTTGAGAAAGCGCTATAACTTCTTTCATAACGCCTGGGGGCGTAATTTTTAAAATCGAGTCACCAATAAGCGTATCTGGAAATTTTTCTTTTGCTTCTTTTTGAGCTTCTGGTAGCGTACGTGGATTTTTCTTATCTGTTTGAAGAGCTCTAACTACATTCTCTCTAATGTCTTGAAGGTTCTCTTCAGAAATAACTGTGTTATCCGGATTGTTCCTATAATCTAAACTTTGTGGAGTAACGGTTCCCCCAAGCATTTCAGTAATTTCGCTCATAGGTTTACCTTGCAGGTCTTCTGGCAAAGTAGTGTTTATTTTTGACTCTACTTCAGCAAGCGCTTCATCAAAAGTAATTCCTTTGCTTTCGGCTATTCTTTCAGCCATATTTTGTACTGGAATGCTTTTCGCGTTTTTAAGTTCTGAATCCATCTGTTCAGAAAAAATAGGATCGCGTTCTTCTAAAGCTTTTAAAAACTGTTCTTTTAAATCTTTATTTTTATTTGTTGTATCAAGGTATGGAGCCCAAGAAGGAGTAGCTTGTGATTTTTTAGCTCTACCTTTAACAAAACCTCCTTTTCTTATCTTTGTATACAAAGTTCGTTTAACAGCATCTTCACTTAGTTCAAACAGTAAAGATGCTTTACCTACATCGTCTGCTGTACCAGCACTGTCATCAGCTTCTGCTTTTTGAGCGCTAACTTCTTCGTCAAACATTATAGAATTTGCCATTTGATCAACTAAAGAATTTTGAAACTTTGTGTTTCTTTCTTGCATATGGCTTTCTATAGTCCTCATAGGAAAAGTTTTCCCATCCTTGTTTATTTGGTTATGAAAGTCTTGGTAGTACATATAGTCTTGGTCTTTGCCAAGCTTACCAAACATATCTTGGGCTTTTTGTGCTGCAGCTCGCATTGCTTCTTTCCCTTCAGCTACAGATTGAAAATGAACAAAGTTGCCTTCTTTATCAACGACTTCCAGCACGTTAGGATCATCTGGTCTTCTAACAGCTGAATACCCAAGAGCATCTGCTAAAAAAGTATCTAAATCAATTGGTCCGTCTTCAAATAAATCTAACTGAGCTTCTTCTGGTTTTTCAGGTATGGTTGCCCCTTTTGCAGTACCCCCCATTAATATTTGCATAAGCCGGTTAGCTTTTTCTTCATCTGTAGATAGAAAAAGACCTCTACCTCGGGCCTCCTCAACATCAACTCTAAACACTTTTCCCGCGTCTATATCTTTTTGTATTATAGGATCAAGGTTAGGAGGAGCACCTTTTTCTGGAATAGGAATAAACATAGAATCTTTTTTAGTTTTTGGATCCATCATTGCAGCATATTGTGCTGATAGGTCCTCACTAGATTCGGGCGTTGCTATAAAGTCTTTAGAAAGATCAATTCCAAACTCTTCTAAATCAAGGGCTGCATTTATTTCTGCCTGTTCTTGCCCTTGAGAAAACCTATCTACGTATTCTGCGGACTTTCTTTGTATTCTTGGAGCAGCTGCAGAAACGGCTCCTGACATGGCACCCCCCGTACCACCAATAACTCCTCCGCCTACAGCTCCCGCTACGAGTGCGTTTATCGCATCTGAACGCGCCATAACACGAGTATAAGCATCGTCTATGTTTAATTTTTGTGTGATACTAACCCCCTCTTGAAGGAACTCAGCTGTTCCTTCTCCAACCGCTCCTCGTTTACCTACATCCACAATCCCCGCCGCCACACGTTTAGTAAAACTCTTACTACCTGATTCTTTTAATAGTCTAGTTAAACTGTCTTTTAGGCCTTTAACTACTATCGCTTCTCCTGTAGTTCCAATAAGACCATAAGCACCACCACCAAGAAGACTGAGTGCAGCCGCACGCCCGCCTCGCATATCTTGCTCAGCAAAATCACCATATAAAATACCCGAACCTTGCGTAAACTCTTGAGAAAACGCTCCTGCAAGTCCACCCACTGCTCCACGATTAGCAGCTACAACGTTTTTAAGTCCATATTCTTTTACATGTTTAAAAGAAAGATTGATTACATCGTTTTCAGCTTTGCTAAGTTTTTCGCCTTTTATCTTTTTGTTTACAGTCCTTCGTACGAGTCTCTTTATTGCTTCTCGAGTTGCTCCTCTTCCAGCAGCACCAGCAGCCACCCCGCCTACACCAGCAGTAGCTGCTGCGGCAGGTCCAAGCACCGCAAATAAAGCAGAACCAGTTATTGCTGCAGTAATACTAGCAATAGCGGAAGGGGCAAACTGTCCCGTAGTAGATATAGCATAAGTTAAAGCGTCACTAAGAGTAGGCGCTTCCATAAGTTCAGTAAAAGATTGTGGGCCATCTATTTCTGCCAAACTAGCCGCAGCCCTACTACTAGCTGCTTCTGCAGCCATAATTCCTCGATCTCCCATTTCAGTATTACCAAACGCATCTCCAAGAAGCGCAGTAAAATAAGAAGTGTTTGCCGACATATTCTCCAAACCAGCTTGAAAAGCATTTTCAAAAGTGCCGCCATACTGTATAGGGCCTTCTGTTTGAGATTGTTCATATTGAGATAGCATTGCACTTTCAGCGGATGAAAGAAGGGCGCGCGAAGGCGCTTGTTCTAAAATTCTTTGGTCAAGGTCTTGTTCTTCTTGTGGATCGAAAGAAGTACTTAAAAAAGAAGAAACTAAATCTGGAGAAGGCTCAGAATTTTCAGGTAAGGGGGCTGGGCTAGGGGATGCTTCCTCTAGAAAGGATTTAAATAAACTGTCTGCTGAAGAATTAGCCACATTAGTTCGTCCAAACTTCATTAGTATCAGTGTTTTTAATCTGATTACGTTCAACAAATCTCATAAACTCTTCATCACTACCAAAAACTGTAGCTACTATACCCCCAACAAGAATAGAGTTATCTGTCTCGGTAAAATCACCTTTGTAATTAGTAGTCCCATAAACAAACATAGGGCCTCTTCTAGTGTTTTTAATACGCAAATTTTTCAAACCGCCATCTACATAAAAAGGCGTATCAGGGTTAATAAAGAAATCTTTTATTTTATCTCCTGTTCTTCCAACTCCTTCTTGTTGTGCAGCTGCGTGCTGAATAAATTGAGCTGTTTGTTTATCAATTTCTTTAGTGGCAGCAAGATAATCTGCTGAACCCCGAGGACCATAAGCTCCACTGTTAAGAGAACGTCTAAGGTTTTCAATTGTTAAGCTCATTTTTTGCCTGTGTTGGTCTCTGTTTATTACTTCCCCATCAGCATTTGAAAGACTTCCGGATTCCATGTCTAAAGTAAAATCTCTCCTAAGGGCATAGGTAGGCTCTATATCTTTTAAAAACTGGTTTTGTCGAGCAGTATTACTCATTCCTTTTCCAGCAGCAGTAGACATAGCATTCATTCTTGCCGTAACCTGTGAATAAGCTGTATTCTTATCATCTATCATCTCTTGATACGAATAGTCAGGGAACCCTGTTGCAGTTATGTTAGAAAGCATTGTCATATTATTCTGCACTTCAGCCATACTTTCTGTTCCAATAGAAGCAACAATCCAATTAGCAGCAATTAAGTCTTGAGGACTAAGTTCCTTGGCTGCGATTTTTTTATAATCTTCGAGCGTTTTTACTTCATTAGCTTCTAATAATTCTCTTAGTTTCTGTACTTCTTCAGGTTCTGGTTTTTCTTGCCTGTCAATTTTTGCAGCAATAACGGTTTGAGCTTCTTCAACCGTCTCTGCATCATTTGTGGTTGACCTAAGTCTAGCTGGACCTTGGGCATGACTACTAATTGTGCCTCTTGCTTCTCCTCTACCTGTTTGGTCTCCTGTTACAGGAACTTCTCCATCTACTACTCCCTGTATCCTATCTAATTCTTTTAGTGCTTTATCCCATGGGCCATCTACATTTGGCCCCGCTTGGTTTGCTTCATACTGCGCTTTTGAAAGGTCTTGTATTTTAGTTGGAAGACCTAAAGCTTTAAACAAAGCACGAGTTTCATTGTTAGTAATATTTAAAGAAGCTGCCATTCCAGCACTAACCATAAGAGAGTTTCCTTTAAAGTCTAAATTTTCCATTATTTCTTTACGCACTGCGTCTAGTTTACCTTGTGTTGAATATCTAGCTCCTTTTCTGCCAAAAATAGTTTGGTCTCTAAATATATATTTTCCTTTGTCGTTTTGCGGAGTGCCTTCTAAATTTATTTCGGGTTTCGGGTCTCTGTCTTCTTCGGACACGATGTTCACGGGTACTTGTCGTCCTCTTCTAGTGACCGTTTGTACCTTTTCCCCATCCCCAACAATAGTTTTACCTTGATTGTTAGAATTAATGTTCTGTTGGCTAATAAGCGTAGCAACTGATGCCGCAGAAGCTACGGGCGCTTCTGGAGAATCATCTGTTTCAGATGCTGCTAAAATCTGTTGTATTTCTGCTTGAATCCTGTCTTCTTCGTCTTGTCCCCCTCTTCCTGCTTCGTCAAACATTTGTTGACCTAGCATAGTTACTGAACGGTTATAATCGGTCTCTCCTTTTTGTTTAGCTGCCGTACCAAAAGCTGTTCGGCCTCCCGCAGTAGTTTTACTCATCATGCGCTGTGCCCCGGCATCAAGTATTTTGCTTATGTCTTCTCCTTCAAACAAAACAGGAGTGTCGTCTCCTTCTTTACGTCTTCTCCCAATAAACTTCATTATGCCTTTTTCGTTTTTAATACCGACAGCAAATTTACCAATAGCTTCCTCTCTCGTAAGAAGTTTTCCATCTTTGTCTTTTAGCTGAAGCCGGTCATAGTTTTCTTCTGTTACTTTCGTAAGAGAAGAAACTTTACCTTGTTTTAGCCTGTCATCTAGCCCGGTATATTTATTAAGTGCGGTGCCCCGCAAACCAAAATCTAAAATATTAGCTACGCCCCCAGCAGGAAGTTCATTAAGTTTGTCAATATCCATATAGATACCGTTATCCGTTCTTAATACTCCTCTAGTTATAAGCTCATTTGTAACTGAATCATATTCAGCCATTTCGTTCTCTCTTTGAGCAGCACGGGCTTGCTGGTTTCGCAAGTCCATAGCCCCTGCTTGGTCCCAAGACCCTAATATAGTTTGTCCGTAGTTAGCCATTATAAGAAAGCTCCTAAAATAAGTGCAGACCCGAGAGATGCAACAGTGCCATACATATTAGATTTATGCTGCGCTTTAGCCATTTTGTAAGCGTTCATTCTTTCTACATGTCCTGCTGAAGCAGAAGATAAAGCATTAATATTTTGAGAATAAGAATCCGCACCAATGTTTATTAAAGAAGCCATAGTCTGATAGTTTTGTTCTTTTTGGGCAACCCTAGCGTTCGTCAAACCTCCAGCTAGGCCAAGAGCTGCTCCTCTTTGTTGTGACCTTACTACTTCTTGTTGTTCAGCTGCAGTCCTATCATAACCGTACCTAGAACGGTTTCGCTCTGCTATTTCTTTAGAAATTCTTGTTTGTGTCTCAACTTGTTCGGGTACTGCATCAATTAGCGAAGTGTCACTTATTGAAGAAGCAAGAGCCCTTTCAAACTCATCATAATCTTTCATATAATCTTCGGTTTCGCCACGAATAATACTTGCATACGCCTGCGACGGATCATGGACAGTGGGAAGCATATTCATATAGTTAGCATTATTAGCACTATAGCTTAACGTACCTGCCTTTTGTCTTTGTCTGTGATCGCCTACTGTCATGAGTTAAATATCCCACCTTTAGTATAATCTATGCTGCCTATTTCAAGTCCGTCGTCCAAATCTGGAGCACCAGAATCTTGCCCAAAAATACCTGTTTTATTTTTATAAGCATAAGCAAAACTTGTTCCTAGCTGTAACCCTCCACGCACAAGCGCGTCGTTTTCTATCAATTTCTTTTTAGCTGTAGCTAAACCTGCAGAACGTTCTTGAGACGCTACATCTGATAAACCAAGTTTTGTAACCGCTTTTTTATTTTTCCCAATTTCTAATGCTCCCAGCTTCAGGTTTTGTGCCGTCGCTAGTCCTTGTTGGCTTGCTTGTAGTTGTTGAGCAACTGCCCCAGAAGCTATATTTGCTGCAGTATCCACGCTTTTAGCCGCAGCCAAAGAAGGACGCTCAGTTAAAGCTTGCATAGTATCAGCTCCCGCAACTCGACTAGCAATCGCTTGTGGGTCACGTGTTGTTGCAACATCTTTAGTATATTGCTTTGTTATAGGACCATAAATGCTTTTATCCCTATTATAGTCAAACATCGCCTGTGCGGCTGCTGCTTTTTCATCAGGTCCTGCTTCATAGTCTTGTTGTTTTGGTTTACTTCCCATTACATCTCTTTTCTATATACTTGCGTTACGGGTTCATACCCATGTCTCTTTGCGGCTTTAGTCCATCCTTTCCTACTAGAATGAAACTCAACTGCCGAGACATTACACTCCTCTGCAAGTTTGTCCAAGAAAATAAATCCATTATCCTTGTGGTTAAATTTAGGATTCTGATACGTAGCCCATAAAAACAAAGTAGGTTGCCCTCCTGAGTCCTGAATAAACGACGTAATAATAAATCCAGCATAATAATCTTTTTCATATCCTATAAATAAATCTGCATTTCCAATTTTTAAAGCTGCATAAATATCTGCAGGTATCCAATCCGCATATGATTTTTTTCTTATTTTATGAAGATCCTGTTCTATGCGCTCATATGCAACGCGCACATCTTCTACAGGTATGTGTTCAAACACGACTCCATTAATAGTCGATCTCCGTACCATATCTCTTATACCTTTTCCTTGGTGTCAAACCCACGCCTTTATATTTAGTCAATCTTCTAACTCCTAAATTACCCGCTCTACTCCTAAGCTCTGCATCTTTAAGTTCGCCTTGGAACAGTTGATAATAATCATTCGCAGCTGAAGCATCACTCCAATCTTTAGACGGTATTCTTAATAAGCGAAACAGAGCGCCATAAATAATGGCATCTCTGTAATCAGTTGAAAAAACTGTGTTTATATTATTTGAAGTTCTTGTAGGTTTAAGTGCAACACTTAAATGTACAGCATTTGTTTTTGAACTTGAAGGAACAGGAACTAACCAAAAAGTGTCTGGAGTTTTTTGTAAATAAACTCTAGGAATACTAGAACGGTTTCTCCAATCTGGAAAATTAAGCTCTAAGCTTCTTGGGCTAATAGGATCTAAATCATTGCCATCATGTATCACCCAAAGAATTTGATGAACTTGCGTACCAACGGGTTGACCAAAATCATATTCATAAATATCAGCTACAGTGCTTACGGGATCTAGATCATGTACATATGCTTGACTTTTTTCGCACGCTTCAATTGTAGCCGCGCGTAGGTGGCTAATTACCAACGAATCAGGGCATCCTGGAACGTAAGGTAATATTTCTTTGACCAATGAATCATATGTTGCCATTTTTTACTTCTTTGTTTGTGGTATTTTACCAAGGTTAGAAACAGGTGGAACATGTAAAGGATGCGCGGTTGAATGGTTAGGGACATTCGGCACGCGTTTTACGTGTTTCACACCGTTAATTACGGTCTCTACTGCTTTTCTAGTAGCCACTTGTACTCCTTCTCTTTTTCGGTTTTGGTGGTCCCATCTTTTTCTTTTTCTTTATTCGTTTTCCTAATACAAGTATAGCGCCATCTTTAGTTACGCCCCCCGTTATGCTACCTTTTGGTCCAACTGTTACGCTTTCCATCCTAGTAACATTATAAGAATTGCCGTCCCTTGTTATATATTTTTTTCTTTTTGTAGGTTTTCTTGTGCCCATTATACTGCTCCGGGTTGTGGTGCCATCATCGGTTGCATCGCTTTTGCTGCATCTAAATTAGGGCTTACTCCAAGTTGTACTTGTCCTCCGCTAGAAACACTAGAAAGGAATAAATTATAATGTCCAGATGCTCTTTGTTGGTTTCCAGCAAACTCTGCATCTTTCATGTATGACCTATAAAGAACATAATCAATAAGTGCGTTTGCATATATATCATCTACAAACATAGTTGCACTGCTTGTGTTTGCAAAGTCTGTTGGATTTGTAGAGTAAACAATTTCTACAAACGTACTAGTAGTAGAAGCTCCTGGGTATACATAAAATCTCCTAGGGTCATCTTCATCAAAAACATAATGTTTAACTGTTGTAGTATGTGCAGCATCTCCACCAACTGAAGAATCGTGCCAATCTGGTTCTTGAGAATCTAAAATCTCGCGGTCAACAATACGAATAGCTCTTTTGCCTGTTGCGCTGCCTCCAGCTGCAGACATGTTACGAACTACTTTAATTAGTCTTAAACCAGCGGTTGGGATTGTTTGAGCTGTACCTACAACCAAAGCTACATTTGCGGTTGTTGCCGCTGCTTCGGGTCTTAGATTAACAATCTCTCGTTGTGCATCATTCATATAACGCAACAACTCAGCGTCAAGCCATCTGACGCCTGTTGTATCTTGTAACGTGTCTCTTATCCTTAAAAGAAGGTTAGCGGCTGTAATTGTGCCTGCCATCTACTTTATACCTCAATAATAATGTCTTTTGCTTTCTTCTTAGCTGCTTTCTTTTTGGGAGCAGCTTTTTTGGGTTCTGGTTTAGGTTCAGGTGTTACATCTTTTACTTCTGTGCAACCTGCTTGTATACATTCGTATCCTAAATCGTCGCCAACTTGCTTAATTTCTCCCGCTTTAATAGTAACGGCTGCACCCCAAGGTGCAGAAACATATGTGTCAACTTGCGCTGTAATTTTCAATTTCCTATCTCCTTAAAATAATGTGGGTAGTCCCGAAGAACTACCCACAAGACTCAACTTAGTATGCCACGTCTAAGCGGATAACACCAAAGTCTTCAACAGCACCGTTGTGGTCACTGTTGTACTTAGGTTTCCTAAAGCCAAGGATCTTACCAATTGAGATACCGTTTTGGTTCCCGTAGTCGAAAGAATCTTCAACTATTTCAGGGAGACCGATATCAGCCATAGCAAGAGCTTGCGCTCCACAGAATAAGCAAGCTGCGCCATTAATATCAGCATCAGCACCCCACTTATATCCGGCAGAACCAGCATTAGATGATGTTCCAGTAGTTGCGCCAGATGTGTTAAACACATGTCGGAACTCATGGATCATAACGCCATCAACCATAAGGCTTGAAGAACCTGAGAACAATTCGTTGCTCGGTCCTCTTACTCCAGCATTCCTGACGTTAGCTAGGAAGTCTGAATCAAGTTTAAGGTCAGCCATAACTTGAGGAGTCACAAATAAGTGATAAACCTCGTCGCCGCCTGAACCTCTCAAACCACGGATATAATTATCCTTAGCATAGGCTTTAAGAGCAACGATAGTTTTGTACTGAATAGTGTCAGCAGCTACAGTAGCCGTAACATCTCCAGCAACAAGACCATTAGTTGCATCCCATCTTCTATGCCTGTTGGTTGTTGGTGTTGAAACGTCACTTGCAAAAGCAAGGTCACCTAGGTTCTGACCAGTGTTCATAACTGATCTTAGGGCACCGTTGTTTTTGTTAGTGTACGCTATTCCAGATAGCGTCATAAACGCTACTTGGTCTATACGATCTGCCATTGCATACGCAAGGGCGTCTCTTGAATGCTCACGAAAGTTGACAACTGATTTTTGATCAGCAAGACGTCCAGCAAGACGGTTTGCGAATCTCATTTGATCAAGTTGTACAACAATATCGTATGCTCTCAATGACTCTTCATTACCTTCGAGAGTGTAGTCTCCAATGATACCATCTCCGGTCATGTCAGCTAGAAGGGTAATTACCGCTCTTGCTCCTTTCTCAGATTTGGTAAGTTCAGAAATAGACTGAACCATAGCATTAGGGCCACTGCCCGCGAATTGGTTAATGAAGGACATATTCCGAGCAACACGCCAGAAATCACGTGACCAAATAGTGAGCTGTTCACTGGTCAGTGATGCAAAGTTAGTATTTGCCATTTGAATACTCCAAATTAATAGATTTA